CCAAACGAAGGCAACACGAGCAGCAAAGAGCGCAAGCTGCTAGACGACACCAAGCTGGCTTCGTTGCGCGAATTTGTGAACGCTTCGGTTGCTTCGTACTTCAAGGAAATCTACAGCCCAAAGCACGAAGTCAGCCTCCGCATTACGCAATCGTGGGTCAACTACACCAAGCCGGGGCAGTGGCACCATAAACACGCGCACCCCAATTCGTTTGTCAGCGGTGTGCTTTACATCAAAGCCAACAAAGAAACTGACCGTATTCAGTTCTTTAAGGAGAGCTATCAGCAAATCAAACTGCCGGTAGATCAGTTCAATTTGAGCAACTCAGATAGCTGGTGGTTGCCGATTGGAACTGGCCAACTGATCTTGTTCCCATCGTCGCTAACGCACATGGTCCCGACCCTTCAAGGCGAAGATCAGCGCGTCAGTATGTCATTTAACACTTTCCCGGTAGGCTACGTCGGCAGCGACGACGACCTCACCGGCTTACGTTTATAGGAGCAAACACATGGCCCATTTTGCTGAACTAGATGCTGATAACATGGTTAAACGTGTGATCGTTGTCAGCAACCCAGACACCGCTGACGCAAGCGGCGTGGAAAAGGAGTATATTGGCGCAGCGTTCTGCGAACGCCTGTTAGGCGGTACATGGAAGCAGACCAGTTATAACAACAACATCCGCAAGCGTTACGCTGGGATTGGCTACACTTACGACGCTGGCCGGGATGCCTTTATTACGCCCCAGCCGTACCCATCATGGGCGCTGGACGATAACGCCGACTGGCAAGCCCCGGTGCCGATGCCCGATGACGGCAAGATGTACAGTTGGGACGAAGCCACGCTGTCCTGGGTAGAGACAGGATTTCCGACGTGACAAAGTTGGACTCGCATATCGACATCTGCGCTGTGCGATACGCGGCCATCGAGGCACGATTAAAGCGGCTTGAGCAGATTATGATCTGCACGACAGGGTTTATTATAGTGCTGCTGTTGGGCTTGGTGCTGAAGACGGCATGAAAGCCGTCTTAGAGCGCCTGGAGAGTTCTGACCAAGGCACCTTTGGGCGCATAACCTTTGGCGGCACGACGCTGTTTACCGGAGAACTTCCTGAGAAGGGCAACGCCTCAAACGCCTCTTGCATACCGGCAGGCAATTATAAGTGCGTATGGACATACTCAAATGCTTTTAAACGGCAGATGTATCTGGTGGACAGCGTACCCAGCCGAGCGGGGATACGCATACACTCAGCTAACTTCATGGGCGACAGGTCATGCGGCCTGAAGTGCCAGCTATACGGGTGCATCGCGTTGGGTGAGAAGCTGGGCGTGATGGATGGGCAGAAGGCCGTGTTGCTGTCAGCATGTGCGGTGAGGAAGCTAGAAGCCGCAATGGCCCGTCAGCCGTTTGAATTGGAGATCGTCGATGCTAGGGATTCTGGGATCAATATTTAGCGGCGGCATAACCGGCCTGCTAGGCGTGGCGTTCCAACGCTTCTTTGACTTCTTGAAAGTTAAGCAGGAACTCGAACTGCGAAAGCTCGACCATGAGCATGAAGCCAACATGCGCCGCATCGACGGCGAGCTTATGGCCCAAGAGTGGGCTGCGCGTACGCAGGTAGCGACCATCGAAGCAACAGCCAAAGAGACTGTAGCAGCGGAGACATCGTTCGCAGCGTCCTTTGGCATGGAGCCTAAGCAGTATAGCGCCAGGGCCAATATAGGGCCTGTGGCGGGCTTCATGCTGGTGCTGCTGGACTTCGTGCGTGGAATTGTTCGTCCTGGCCTCACGATCTATCTGTGCGCGATTACGACCCTAATCTACGTCGAGGCCCGCACCATCATGGCGGGTGTATCCTTTGCCACCGCTGACGCTATGCGCGTCCATGACCTGATCGTAAACACAATTATGTACCTCACGACCACCTGCGTATTGTGGTGGTTTGGTACGCGCAACAGTCAAAAACCACCTGGAAAATAGGGAACGAACATGAAGAAAATATTGATAGCTGCGGCTGTGTTGGGGCTTACGGCTCCTGCTCATGCCATGACAATCCAGGTCTGCACAGGCGAGTTCGCCTTGTGCGCTGCAAGTCCTACGACTGCGGTCCCCGGTCAGACTATCACCGTCAACGGCAAGGTGTTCCCGTTGGGCGTTGCTGTGTGTCCCGTATTGCGCGGTCCAGCGTTTGCCGACGTGGACCTCACGGGTGGCTCATGCGCCAACCCCGGTCCCGGCAAAGTCTGGAGCTTGTTTCAGCCGCGCTCTAGCTTTCCGCAAGCGCCGACTTGGGCTGATACCCCAGCAGCGTTCCGCAAGTTCACGACGACCACAGCGGCTGGTGGTGGCATGAGCAACATGTTTTCGTTTCCATGCACTGTGCGACCCAAAAAGGTCAACGGAGCAAAATTGTCTGATTGTTATGGGCCTCTCAACGAAAGCCCGTGGGATGCTGATGCGGCGGCGGTTGGAACTGAGATAATGACCCAAGCACCGGCTGGTGCGGCTGACCCGGTGGGTGGGCCTACGCCGTGAACCGGGGTGACACCCACAAAGCAGTAATGATTTATGATGCTTAATTCAAAAGATCACACTTGCCTTGCTTATGCGTTCGGGGTGATAATTCAACATAACGGCGCACGCTGTAGCAGCTGCGGAAACTGGTTCCGGAGTCCGCATGTCATATAGCATGACCTATGATAGTTTGCTGGTAGACGTTCGACGTTATCTCGAACGCGGCTTCACTGTAGAAAGTGATGGCATTGTCTACGAGCAACTTCCACGCCTTATCACCTTGGGCGAACGGCGCATCGCTCGTGAATTGAAGATCCAAGGCTTTATCCGTGCAGTGCAAAGTCCGCTGCAAACGGGTGTGGCTGTTTATCGCAAGCCTGACCGCTGGCGCGATACGGTCAGCATGACGATCGACGGAACACCCATTTTTGCGCGGCCGTACGAATATTGTCGCAATTATTGGCCCGATGAAGCGCAACTTGACGCGCCAGAATTTTACGCAGATTACGACTACCAACACTGGTTGCTCGCGCCGACACCCGATGCTGCGCAAACGTGGGAAATCCTTTACTACGAACAACCCGCGCTCCTCGGCGACGACTTCCAAACCAACTGGCTAACTGAGTACGCGCCAGACTTATTGCTGTACGCCACGCTGCTCGAAGCAACTCCTTTCCTTAAAAAGGATGACCGAATTCAAATTTGGCAAGCGATGTACGATCGCGCCGCACAAGCAATCAGTGGAGAGGATCTCAAGCGCATCTTGGATCGCACCGCCACCAGGAGTGAAGCGTAATGACCAATTACACTGACGTCTTCGGCGGCGCGAACATCTACCCAAGCGAGATAAGCTATTCGGCGCTCGCGCTGACCACAAGCGTTTATTTGAGCTGGCCGGAAGAAACTTCTGCCAGTGAAAACCTCGCTACCAGGATCATGGACATCTCAGCGAGCGCGGGGCTGAGCATATACCTGCCTGCCGCCAACAGGACGGCTACGGGCAACACAATTCTTTTCAACAACACCGGGGCAGAGGCCATCACGGTGCGCACCAGCACGGGTGTGCAAGTCGTCACGGTGGCGGCTGGTTTACTGTGGCAAGTTTACCTCACGAACAACACCACAGCCGCAGGCACTTGGCAGGCGTTGCAATATGGCGCGGCGGTCAGCCAAGCCAATGCCAGCTCCTTGGCCGGAACAGGCATCGTCGCCGTAGGTACGTTGCTGAGCCAATCCGTCCCGGTCACCACATTCAACTCAAATTATTCCGCCGATGTCACCGACCGCGCCAAGATGTTCAAGTGGACTGGCGCAGGCGGCACATTCACGCTGCCGGACGCCACGTCGACAGGAGATAACTGGTTTTTGTATCTACGCAACAGCGGAACGGGTGCCATTGACGCAGAGCCGCCGGGTGCACAGACCATCGATGGGTCGGGATCGCTGAGTTTTCAACCAGATGAATCCGCCATAATCGTTTCCGACGGCACGAATTACAACACCATCGGCTTCGGCCAATCAGCAATTTTCGCGTTTGACTACACGGTCATCGATGTCCCTGGCAGCGGCGATTACACCTTGACAGGAAGCGAACTGAACCGCGTCGCTTATCGGTTTACTGGTGTGCTGACGGGCGATCGTCCGATCATCGTTCCGGCCACGGTGCAGCAATATTGGGTCGACAATCAAACTACCGGCGCTTACACTCTCACCATTGAACCTTCGGGCGGCGGGACCGACGTGATCGTTGCGCAAGGCGAGCGCGCCATCTTGTATTGTGACGGCACCGACGTCTTGAATGCTAGCACGGCAGGCGTTTCGTTGCCGCTGGCTATTAATCAAGGTGGCACAGCAGCCACCACAGCTTCCGGCGCGCGCATAAATTTGGGCGGTACCGCCACAGGCATCGCACTTTTCACCGCCGCGAGTCAAGCTGCAGCTTGGTCCGCGCTCGGCGCGGCGCAGGCAGGAAGCGTTGATGGCGGCGCATTCTGATGGCTGAAACCACCATCATTCTTAAGTCGATGCCCGGCATCAAGCGGGACGGCACCAAGTACGAAGGCGATTTTTACGTCGACGGAAACTGGGTGCGTTGGCAGCGCGGTTTGCCGCGCAAGATTGGTGGTTATCGCTCAACACAGAAATATCTTACTCAGATCAGCCGTGGTTTTTCTTCGTTCACTCAGCAAAATTTCATCTATTGCCATTCCGGCAGCTCCAGCACCCTTGAGCGGTTTACGATTGATTCAACGGCCAACAGCTCCATCGTCACCGACCGCACACCCGTGGACGCTGCTGCCAGTTGCACGGTCACGTTGACTAGCGGAGCGGGAGGTTCTGTCGACAGCATAACCATTGATTCTGTGGAATTGCTCACAGGCGCGGTGGCGTTTAACACTGATTTGACGATCACGGCTGATGACGTAGCAACAGACATCAACGTCGGCACAGCCTCGCACGGTTACGCGGCCACTGCCGCCGCCGCCGTCATCACGATCGAAGCTGACATCAATGCTGGCTCTGATCCCAACTTATACGCGGTTGCGGTCACGACCACCACAATAACTGAGACGCACACCAACATGGCAGGCGGCTCATTTGAGTTGGTAGAGTCAGCACAGAACTTGTGGATGTTCGATTACCAATACGACTCGTCAACAAATCAGAACTATCTCATCGCCCACGTTGCACCGAACAAGCAGTGCATCTGCAACGATGTGAACGGTCAGATTTTCTTTGGCGAGGTTTTGGGGACGGGTGAATTGCAATCCGTCACATTGCCGCCGGATGCCAATTGCACTGGTGGGATCGTTTCTCTGCACCCTTACCTTTTCTACTACGGCACAGACGGCATCATCGGCTGGTCTAAGCCGGGTGAGCCCACCAACCTAACCGACCTCGCAGGCGGCGCAGGCATCGCGCGTGTGTGGGGCCAGAAAATCATCAAAGGGATGCCGTTGCGCGCCGGTTCAGGAAGCGCTCCGGCAGGCATCTTCTGGGCATATGATGCGGTGATCCGTGCGACTTACGTCGGCGGAGCAACCATATTTCAATTTGACGTGATCGCCACAGACACATCGATCATTAGTGAGTTTTGTGTTGTTGACTACGACGGCGTGTTTTTCTGGTGTGGTGTGGATCGGTTCTTGATGTTCAATGGTGTGGTACGCGAAGTGCCCAACCAGATGAATCTCAATCATTTTATCGACGGCATCAACAATAGCGATCGCACCAAGGTGTTTGCATACAAAGTG